AATTATAAACATGGTTAAACTACATAACATGTCTATTAATTTATCTATTAAATTAAAAACAGGTGAGATTGTTCATTTTAAAATATAGAATAATTGACATTTTAAATGAGAAAAAGTATAAAAACCAGTTCATAAAAAGTAAAAACAAACCCAAAACCAGAATAAAATGAGCAACGGACGTGTAATAATACTCCATTCTACAAAGGAAGTCGGTAAAGTCCATTTTTTTTCTGGAGCAGGTCTACGAATGAAATCGTTCAATATCTCATCTGGAAAAGACGAATTTACTTTGCGTAAAAACATGGCATGTTTGTTCTTGTCAAGAGCGTCCGTTATAAACTGAATGTCTTCTGGTGTGCCGTATTTGAATACATATGGACTAGTGGGTGACGACATTTTTGTCCAATCTGTAGCATGCGAAATCTCATTTTTCACATTTTCTAATCGTTTTAGTCCGTGCAAAATAATAGCAAATACGCTTTCATTTGCAAGACCACCTTCGCAAACGCGTTTATACATGACATTGCCAGATAATGCGAATCGAACGCACGCCAACGCATCTTCTCTCTTGAGTACAAACCAAGGATCGTGCCCAAGGTGGAATTCTTCCGTTAGGAGGCGTAAATTGGCACGTCCATTTAAGTACACATTCCACCAAGCTCTTTTCCATCGAAAGATGCTATGATTATAATTTTGGAAGAAAAGGTTGCGAAAATGCTGTGGCGAAATAATGGGTACGCATGAATCTGTCAGCATGCAGAACCATTTGTTTTCTGGGTCATGATCGTGTGCATAAGACAATAGATTCATGTAGGCGGGAACAACGTGATAATACGTAGTATTTGCAATATATTTAGCAGAAATAACGCGTTCTTTTATCCAAGGAGACCTTATTTTGCTGTAGTCTTTGTAATGGAAATAAACATTGATAATATCGGCGTTGGCCTCTATCCATTCTCTCCAAATATTTTCCTTGTTCAATGAATGGTCATAACTTATGATGAAACACAATGCGACTTTCATGGGGTCACTGGGTATAATATTGTAAAAATATATTATTATATTGTTATTCTATCAATGTATATCCCATTTATTTGCCACCCATTGTCCCATGATAATTTGACCAGACTCCTTTTGTTAGCATTATAAATTTAAAATTATATTGTTTGGAAAATTTTATATTTTGTAAAAATACTAAATAAAGATATTTTTACACCTGTTAACATTTTAAACGCTCACTAATATGCGTTTAATTTAATTTAAATTAATATATATAAAATGTACAACCATGTATTTTGATATAGGTTCAAATATAGGTAATTGGAGTTTAGTAAATATTAATAAATGTAATAAAATAATTGCAATAGAAGCATCACCCATAACATTCAACCGATTAGTAGATAATTGTAAAAATGATAATATAATTTTACTTAATTATGCAGTTTGTAATAACAATGGCAATGATATAACATTTTATCAAGCGGATTGTGATACTTTATCAACTATAAATAAGGAATGGTTAACAGCAGAAAGTTCAAGATTTCATAATTATGGCTATAAAGAAATCAATTGTAAAACAATTACTATAGACAAATTAATAGAACAATATGGCTTGCCAGATTTGATCAAAATAGACGTTGAAGGCGGAGAGTATGAATGTGTTGCATCATTAACTCAAAAAGTTAAGTTGCTTTGTTTTGAATGGGCGAGTGAAGTAAATGATATTACTTTCAAATGTATAGATTATTTATTACATTTAGGTTTTACACAATTTTATATTCAAAATCAGGATAATTATTTATTTAGACCACAAGATAATGATTTTTATGATATTTATACTATAAAAACAAAATTATCAAATACTATACCAAAACAAGATTGGGGAATGATATGGTGCAAATAATCGGCATTTGAAATGTTAAAAGGTGTAATAATATTATAATACTATATATAATGCTTTATATATATGGTGATAGTCATGCGCGCATTAGTTTCAAAAATTTAAAATTACCATATAGAGATTGTAGTGAATCTTCTATTACAATGTTTCGTATTGGTAGAGATAATATTATTATAAATTTTAATAAAAATGAAATTAAACAAAATGATGTCCTTGTTTTAGTATATGGCGAAGTTGATTGTAGATGCCATATACAAAGACAAATAAATGCAGGTAATGCTGAAGATGATATAATTAAAGAATTAGTTAATAATTATTTCAAAACAATTAAAAATAATATAGGTGATGATAATTTAAAAATAATAATAGTTGGTGTTATACCACCTACTAAACAAATAGACTATGAAACATTACATGGACCAATAAGACACGAGTTTCCATTTATAGGAACAGATGAAGCTAGAGTTAGATATACAAATAAAGTAAATATTTTGTTAGAAGAAATGTCAAATAAAATAACTATATTTATTTTAATCCATATTCTTATTATACAAGACTAGATGGTACGCTAAAATATGAATTATCAGACTCAATAGTTCATTTGGGTGATAATTCAGTTTTTTTAGAAAGATTTATTGAGTTATCTACGGAATTGCATAAATCGCAATAGTTGCGTTTAAATATTATAATTTATATGATATTTAAATATATAATGTTGATTAGTTTTGCAGAAATTAATAAAATTTTAACGTTAAATAATATAAATGTTGATGGGAGTTTTCATTTGGGTGCACATGAATGCGAAGAGATGGGATTTTACAATAATTTAGGAATCAAAAAAGAAAATATTGTATGGATTGATGCCATTCCTTCAAAAGTTACTGCAGCAATAAATCGAGGAATACCTAACGTGTATAATGCTGTAATAACAGATAAAAATGATGAAGAAATCGTATTTAATATTTCAAATAATGTACAATCGTCAAGTGTATTAGATTTTGGTACTCATTCACAAGAACACCCTTGGGTTGTATATGTAGATAAAATTCAAGTAAAAAGTATTACTATTGATACCTTTTTTGAAAGAAACAATATTGACGCATCTAAATATAATTTTTGGAATTTTGATATTCAAGGGGCGGAGCTTATGGCATTAAAAGGTGCTATGAATTCTATCCAACACGTAAAAGTAATGTATCTAGAAGTTAATGAAAAAGAATTATACAAAAAATGTGGTCTAATGTCTGAAATTGATACGTTTTTATCACAATATAATTTTAAAAGAGTGTTAACTCATATGACACAACACGGGTGGGGCGATGCTTTATATATTAGATCTAATTAAAAATAGATAGTTTAGAGCAAAGTATAGTTTACACATCAACTTATTGAAATACGAAAATGACAAATATTTATTAAATATATTTTATTTGATAAATAAGTATTAAAATAAAATAGTCTACACTCTAAATGACCAAAAGTGTATACTAGATAATTCGTCAATAACCTGAAAATATTAAGAAAGATATATTTAGAAATGATAGTAGGTATTATTGGAAACGGCTTTGTCGGAAAGGCTACTTTTCAATTAAAATGCAAGGATATTGATATTTTGGCATATGATATCAACCCCGAGTCTTGTGTTCCGAAGGGTCTCGTTTTAGCAGATATGAATAAATGCGAGATAGTATTCATCAGCGTCCCGACACCCATGTCAAAGAATGGTTCATGTCATTTAAATATCATTGAATCTGTTCTAAGAGATTTGGCGTCCATTGATTACAAGGGATTTATTGTCCTACGATCTACTGTACCAGTAGGCACTTGCGACAAGTTGAATTGCTATTTCATGCCTGAATTTTTAACCGAAAAGAACTTCATTGACGACTTTATTAACAACAAGGATTGGATGTTTGGCTTGCTAGGTAAACCCGAAGACGAGCAAATGAAAGAGAAAATATCGACCTTGTTTAGCTTGGCTCATGCAAACGACAGAATCAAGCATAATAATTTACATTTTATCACGAACAAAGAGGCAGAAATGATCAAGATGTTCAAGAATTGTTACTTGGCGACGAAGGTCTCCTTTTGCAATGAAATATACCAATTTTGCGAGCAAAAGCAAGTCAATTATGAGGTGGTTAGAGCATTGACGACGGCAGACGAACGAATCTTGCCAAGTCATTCGAGAGTGCCTGGACACGACGGACAGAAAGGATTCGGGGGCACTTGTTTCCCCAAGGATACTTCCAGCTTGCGATATGAAATGCAACAGGCAAACATGACACCCTATATATTGAACGCCATCATAGAGAGAAATGAGCTAGTAGATAGACCCCAAAAAGATTGGTTGTTGGACAAGGGTCGCGCCGCGGTGGACGAGTAAAACCCGTATTGTCAAATAAAAAATGTGTAAAATAAAATAAAAATAAACAAAATATTTATTTATTTTTATGGGTGTTTTATATTATTTTATATGGTGTTAAAATGTGATGATTTCAAGGTCCTTTAGATTCCAGTATTCGCTCCCACTATTTCCAGGAAGCGGGCGTCGAATAATGAACGGAATCCGCTTTTGTGCAAGTTCCATCTCTGCCACTAAATTCCCGTCAATAATATTTTCAGGTACTTTCACAAAAGGCCGTGCTCCAAGATTGATTTGTTTTGCGCGTTGTCCCAATACACGTGCGCGCTCATACTTGGTCAAATATGGAATCGTCCGATGCAACGGGTCTATGATAACATTGTCCTTGTCGCGAATTACTTTGGTCAGTGCGCTAATTTCTTCGTAATTATGAATCATACATTCTGGATGATAATCAACTATGTAGTTCTTTTTAATATCTGTATCAAATTTTTGTAAATAATCTTCGTCGGTATCATCTTCATCCTCATCGCCATCAGCTCCATCATCGTCTGACATATTATCGGAACCCAGTATAGATGCTGATTTTGGAACAGGTGGTCTGCGAACATTTTCATCATCGCTATCGTCGCCGACCGCGGCTGCTTCATCGTCATCATCGTCATCGTCATCTCCAATAACGCCTTCACCATCGCTGTCACCATCACCATCACCATACACTTCATCGTGATCTTCCGCATCGTCATCCAATCCCGCGTCGGCTATGGTCTTACCGATTGCTAATTTGGGTTGGATCTTGACAGCACTTGGTTTATCATTTGTAAAATCAATTTCTGATTCGGCTACAGATTCTGCATCAGAATCATTGTCGTCGTCTGAATTATTGAAAAGTCCGTCTTCTATATCACTCATTGCTACTATTATATAATCTAGAGATAACTTTAAATAAAAATCAATTTTTATTTAGAGCAACGCGTATTTTAAACCAATAGAAATGATAAATAATAGTCACGCAATTATAAGCTAAGCGCATTGAAATGTTTCGTGATATTAATAAAATTATTACTAACCTTATCAAAAATAGAATTTTGAAAAAATAGGAACATAAATATAAATATTCCAGATTCTCGAATTGCTTTAAAATGTTCACTATAGCTGTATTTATAATTCTTAAAAATCTTAGGATGTGGTATTTTATGAGCACTACGATATATAATAAACAAAAATACTGCAGCAAACCATAACATAGAAATTAACTCCAATATTTGTATAGCAATAGGCTTTTTGTTTTCAGAATCAGTATCGAATTTTCCATAAATCATTTCAAATAGTTTTGTGTATAAATATCCAAATATTAGATAAATAATAGTAAAGTATCCAATGTGTAAAATTTTAAGACCCCCAATTAAATATACATCTTTGTCTATACCTAATCAATACTCAGTCATTATTATATACAGAGAAAAATACAATATATACAATACAATTTTTATACGCGCATGTTAATTATCCTTGTTTTTCAGTTTTCCAGCTCGTGTCGCAAGTAGAACACAAGTAAATATAATCTATGTTTATTTCGTCATAACGGATGTAAATAATCTCGCGTGGGGTATCTTTTGTATTTGTAGTGCAATCGGGGTTGGGGCACAATATAGTATTGTATCTTGGAAGCGTTGGGTCGAGTTTGGTGTATTTATTGATAATATGAGTAAATGCTTGTTCGCCTTGGTTGACATACGTCTTACTCACACAAATATCATTTGCATGCAAATCAGTCGATTCATTGCCGCACTTTCTGCAGTAATAGACCAACTTATTCGGATTATCCGCGTCAATCCGAATGTAATACATATTTTGGCATACATTACAGAAGTGCATGTTATTAGCTATATATTAAGCTGATTATAATTATTTTAAATCAATTTTAAATAGAAATGGTTTAAGCCATTTTGGTTTTGGTTTCCAAAAAATAGGAATACAACTTGTTATAATCGAGTATAGTCGTCATGGAATAAAGGCCAGTTGCAAGCTTTTCTGGACGTGGGGTTTCATTCTTATGTTTTTCTAAATTTTCCGCAATAGCGTCTACGTTTTTGTGAAAATATTCTTTCATATACCCGTAAAAAACATCAAACTGGGGCGAAAAAACGCGCTCATCTTTATTTATCATATGCAGGTAGGCAATTTCTATATTTTTATATTCAATAATACGTGAATATGTTGCAAAATCCTTGTGTGTATTGATTACACCAGGTTCATTCAATAATGGATCTTTGCAGAGCAGCGTGCACAAGGTTAACAAGACAGAAGATATCGTTTGGCATGAGGTCCATTGTTCCCCGCGCCAAGTATTCAAAAGGGAAATGCATACTTTGCCACACTTGTATAAATTGGGGTTGAATCGTATATTATCGCCGTTGGTATGATATGTTACCTTTGGCGGTGTGTGCGGGTAATCAGTTGGGTAGTTTAATGAAAAAAAATAATATCCTCCAAAATAAGGCGTGTCTTTGGGTCCCACTATCATGGCATATCCTTTCAAGACTTCTACGTCATCGTGAATATAAAAAATTCCATTATCTATGAGAGGATTTTTCATCAGAGATTTTACATCGCGCAATAATCGTATAAGAGTATCTTTTGGGATAACTTTAGAAATAGTTGGTTCTTCCATAATATAAAATATAATGAATTAGATTTATACCATTTATGCATTGATTTATTAATAGTCGGGATTGTTTCTAATATATTAAATCTTAAAAAAAATGAAATAGAAATAAAATAATATACTACATTAATATACTACAAAATGGCATCATATAAGGATTTGTCAGACTTTCTGTTAAAGCATAATGGTAAGAATGATTCAAAAACAACTCCAACTCATACACGAATTCCAGACAAGACGCTACAAATTTATGGCGGCGCGTATAATATCCCGCAGGACGAGCTACCCACGTTCTTTGTCTACTATTATGATAAGGTGTTTGTCAAGAATCATATGGAATATTTAACCGAGAAGCAACTGGAGTCTGGCGGTCCGATATTAGTCGATTTTGATTTTAGATACAATTATGAAGTGGAAACCAGACAGCACTCGAAGGAGCATATTCAAGATATGGTGTTGTTATATTTGGAGGAGTTGAAGGGGTTCTTCACGTTTGTTGAAAATGTGGAGTTCCCCATTTATATCATGGAAAAACCCAAGGTGAATAGATTGGAAGACAAGTCGCTGACCAAGGACGGAATTCATATGGTTATTGGCGTTCAAATGGACAATGTAATGCAAACTATGTTGCGAAAACGGATTGTTGATAAAATTGCGGAGATGTGGGACGGGCTACCCATTACAAATAATTGGGGTGCAGTGTTGGACGAGGGTATTAGCAAGGGAAAAACGAACTGGCAGATGTATGGTTCGCGAAAGCCTGGTCATGATGCATATCAGATGACCCAGTATTTTGAGATTAAGTATGACGCCAATGATGGCGAATTTATGGTTGAAGAGAAGCGCGTGATGGATTTCGACATGTCAAAGAACATCTTCAAGTTGTCTGCGCAATATCCGAATCATCCAGCATTTGAAATGAACCCTGCTATTGCGGAGGAATATATGCAAATGTTGAATGGTGACAAGGGAAAACCGCGTACAAAGATGAGCAGCAAGGCAAAGCTTCGATTGTTGTATGACGACGATGAGGCGGATGATATGAGTGGCGATATTCCGTTATCATCCATTACCAACAAGGATGTTCTTGTGCGCGCAATCAATAAAATCTTATCTACGCTCACACCTGCGGAGTATTTTGTCAAGGAGACGCACGAATATGCGCAAGTCTTGCCTGAAAAGTATTATGAACCGGGTTCACATCTGTTGAATCGTCAAGTTGCATTTGCGTTGAAGCACACAGATGAGCGTTTGTTCTTGTCGTGGGTCTTGCTACGTAGCAAGGCGTCTGATTTTGATTATAATAGTATTCCTGAATTGTATAATGTCTGGAATAAGCACATTGATAATAATAAAGGATCTGGTGTAACCAGAAGGTCGATTATGTATTGGGCAAAACAAGACGCGTTTGACGAGTTTCAGCGCGTCAAGGAGGGCACGGTAGATAGTTATATTGAAGAGACGATATCTTCCCCGACGGATTATGACCTTGCCATGGTTCTTTATAATATGTTCAAAGACCGGTTTGTTTGCTCTAGTTTAATTAGCAAGCCGTTGTGGTATACGTTTATTAATCATCGATGGGAACCTGATCATGGTGAAACATTGAGATTGTGTATTTCAAGAGAGATGCATAGCGTGTATCAAAAAAAAGTTGACCAGTATACCGAGGATTTGAAGCGTTCCGGCGATAATCAAGATGCGGAACGTGCTGAGATGTTCAAGAAGAGAATGAAGAGTATCTGCGAGTTGCAGATTCGTTTGAGAAAAACAAATGATAAAAATAATATCATGAAGGAGGCGTCTGCGATCTTCTATGACAAATTCTTTACTAGAAACATGGACGCAAATAAATACTTGCTTTGTTTCACGAATGGCGTCATTGATTTTAAAAACAAATGTTTTCGCGATGGTTATCCTCAGGATTATATCACAAAGTCAACCGGAATTCCGTATAAGCCGGTTGATGCTGTGGTGGATGCTGAACATATAACCGGAATCCAAACTTTTATGAAGCAGTTGTTCCCAGTTGAAGAACTATGCAAATACATGTGGGATCATTTGGCGTCGTGTTTAATTGGTACGAATCTGAATCAGACGTTCAATATTTATCGTGGCAGTGGAAGCAACGGAAAGAGTAAGTTGGTAGAATTTATGAATCATGCTTTGGGTGAGTATGCTGGAACTGTGCCAATTACATTGGTGAGTGACAAACGACCTGGTGTTGGTGGGACCTCAAGTGAAGTGATTCAGTTGAAGGGTCTAAGATATGCAGTTATGCAAGAGCCATCGAAGGATACGCGTATTAATGAAGGTGTGATGAAGGAATTGACGGGTGGTGATAAAATTCAAGCGCGTGCATTGTATTCTGCAAGCGAGACATTCACACCTCAATTCAAGTTGTGTGTGTGCACCAATACATTGTTTGAAATCAACAGCAATGATGATGGCACATGGAGACGTATTCGAATTTGTGATTTCATGTCCAAGTTTGTGGATACTTTAGATGAAAACGAGCCGTATCACTTTCTGAAGGACCTTGATTTAGATAATAAAATTATTGCTTGGGCGCCCTTGTTTATGAGTATGCTAGTTAAGCGTGCATTTGAAACAAACGGACATGTGGAAGATTGTGACATAGTAAAGGGATCATCTAACAGATATCGTCAAGGTCAGGATCATATTGCAGCATTTGTCAGCGAAATGATTATAAAGACGGACGTCGCATCGGACAAGGTCTGCAAGAAGGAGTTGGCGAACGAGTTCAAGATGTGGTTTCAAGAATCACAAGGTATGCGTAAGATGCCCAAGGGCACAGAGTTGTATGAGTATATGGAAAAGAAGTTTGGCAAATGGAAGCCGACTGGTTGGACGGGAATAAAGATTGCCTATCCTGAAAAGACGGACGAGTTGATTGAAATGGTTGATTAAATAAAGAAAAACAAAAAAATAAAAACTTAGAAAACTGAACAAACAAATAATATATTTATTTTTTTGTTTTGTGGGAAAAAGTTCCCACCCTTGCGTTTTTACGATTTTTTACTCCAAATCCTTTTTCAAGAAATGAAAATTGGACATTTATAAATGTCCATTTTTGGATTTCCTAAAATACTTTTGGAAAATCGAACGTTTGTGACCATAATTGAAATTTATCGTCTGGTCACAAAAAAAATAATTCAAAATTTGTGACGCTAATTTTTTTATTTTTATTGACGCGGAATCTTTAGGGGATTTTTATATAACCATTATATAAGGAGAATGGTTACAAATTATTCAAATAAATCCCCTCCAAATTTTGAGTGTGATATATGTGACTATCATACGTCTAATAAAAAGGATTATACCAAACATATAACTACTCCAAAACATGTAAAGATGACAACTATGGTTACATGTGGTGACAATAATCCCCCTCCACTTGTATGTACGTGTGGCAATACTTATAAATATCGACAGGGATTATCTAGACACAAGAAGACGTGTGTCGACATAAATAATATAATAGATACAACACATCCACCTAAACAACAAGCACCACCACCACCACCACATTCATCGACAGAGGACATGCAAATGACTCTCATACTTGAACTTGTTAAGCAAAACCAAGAATTCAAAAACTTGCTAATCCAACAAAGCAACCAGATGATGGAACAAAACAAGACGATGATAGATGTCGCAAAAAACAGCCAAGGAAATAATAATAATACACTGAGCCATAACAACAATAACAACAAGACATTCAATCTCAATTTCTTCTTGAATGAGACGTGCAAAGATGCGATGAATATGAAGGATTTTATTAAATCGCTTGAAATGACTTTGCCGGAGCTGGAAAATATGGGTGAATTGGGCTTCGCCGAAGGCATGTCTCGACTCTTTGTCGATCGCTTAAACAAATTAGATATAACCAAGCGACCGATTCATTGTAGCGACGTCAAGAGAGAAATCATACATATCAAGGACGACAACAAATGGGAGAGAGACAATGCAAACCTAGACCGGCTGAGAAAGATTATTAAGCAACTAACACTCAAGAACATTTTGAAGGTGGATGATTGGAAAAAGGCGAATCAAGGTTGCACGGAATACAACAACAGAAAAACCGACAAATACTTGAGAATCAATATGGAAGCCATCGGTCCAGTAGACGACGCAGAAGTAAAGCGTGACTTTGGAAAGATAATTCGTCGCGTAGCGGAGAGCACGGCCATTGACAAGAAATATTTATGAGTCGGTTGTGGGTTGTGGGTTATCGCGCCCTATAATATATTTGAAAAGGGCTTAAAGACTTGGCTGCTATATATGTAGACAAACTATAAACTATTTTTATAATAATATGCCGTATTATGCCGTTGCAAATGGGCGGGCGATTGGCGTTTTTTCAACGTGGGACGAGTGTAATCGTTCTGTCAAAGGTTTTAAAAACGCATCATATAAAAAATTCGATACGAAACAAGAAGCAGAAGAATTCGTATCGAACAACGGAGTTATGCAATACACATCATCGTCTGTTGAGTTGGTAGATTTTGAGCCCGACTACTATGTTTACACAGACGGCGCTTGCTCTAAAAATGGAACAAGCGTTGCGTCTGCTGGCATTGGAATCTTTTTTGGAGAAAATGACTCACGCAACGTATCAGCAAAACTACTAGGTAAACAAACAAACAATCTTGCAGAATTGACAGCCATCGTGCAAACACATGATATTATTCGCCCCGACCTTCTTTCTGGCAAAAAAGTAGCCATCGTTACAGACTCAGAATATGCCATAAAATGCGTTTCTACCTATGGCGAAAAGTGCTATAAACAAAACTGGAATGTGGATATTCCAAATAAAGAATTGGTCAGGACCGCATATGAGCTTTATAAAGATCATTCAACCAATGTTCGGTTTATACACATACGCGCACATACTCAAAAAATGGATATTCATTCTATCGGAAACGACCAAGCGGACAAACTAGCAAGGCTTCATGTTTATTGAAACGATATAAAGTTTATGTATTATCATACAATAGTATAATTATTATATGATAAAATTTTTAGCAAATCTTATAGGCGTTCATGAGCTGGTTGTTCAACTTGTGATTTTACCTTACACCTACCTCCCTCAATCCAAAGAATTAATGTCCGATGTGCGAAGTTATGTATCAGATTATCGTATCATAGAGAACGTATATGCATTTGATTATAACGATAACATACTCATGACGGATCTTGTAAATTTTTGTGTAAACAAGGACTTTTCTCTCCAACAAAGGCGCTTGCTTGGGAATTTGCATGCAGTAGACATGTACCTTCAAACTGGATATTTTCCAGATACAAATATGGATAATCACGAGCGTAGGGCGCGACTAATTTGGGGGATATTGACGCGCGAACAACGGACACAATTTATAAATGAATATATTTTACATAGCGTTTAAATCGACAAATACACATTCTTTGGGAAAAAAGACCCAATATATTCCCACAACTTGATAAGCGCAATGGCTGCATACTTTGCCAAAAATATATATAAAGCTAAAAATACAACTACCGCTATCCGCTTATATTTCGTCATTTCAGTTGGCACTAAAAACGATGATACAACAAACGTAACTAACAAAATAAGGTATATTGCTAGGTAGATATTGTACCACCAGTGTAAATCATCTAATTCTTGATCCTCGTAATATGTTTTTCGGTCGCTCGTAGAAATATCGTTCAATGTATCCTTTAGGAGTGTATTCAAATCCTTATTTTTTTGCACCAATGTCTGGTGTAATTCTTTTGCATGATTTACGTTGGTAAAATCTGACTGATATACATTGTTAAGAATCTCCGAATTATGCACTATTTCATTAAACATTGTTGAATATTTGCTTGCAATTTGATTGGCAACGTCGCCAAGTTTTCCTTTGTTAAAATCATTATATCCGCTGTCTCCTTTCGCAAACGTATAATAATTTTTGGACGTAGAATCTAAATTATCCGTCCCATTAAATAGTCGCATTTGCGCAGATTGATAATCGTTTAACAATACTTGTTCTTTTTTCGCGCGTTGACAATCAGCATCACACGCTAAATATGCTTGTGCTTGTTGAATAATTTTATTTGTTTGTGCCGATGGGGAGTTTGCTGCAAGAATAGTATCGTATTTTGCGGATTGTTCTTGTAATAATTTGGCAGTTTTTTCATCACAAGACGACATATATTATATTATATTATACAAGTAAAAGATTTTTGCTTGTATAATGTTATTGAGAACCGAATCAAAATGGCTAAACTAAGATTATTTTGCACCGCCAGGTGAACATTTACCTGTAATAGTAGACACTTCAGGTGTAACACATTTACCTATATCATTGTTCCACAGAGTTCCACCTTGGCAGCAATTTTCACCAATACATGACATCATACTTGGCAATTTGAATGCATTTTTAAATGATGCATCAGTTCCCATTTTAGGCGCACTATTTATATTAAAGTTCCAGTTATACTCATCATACACCATATTGTCCCTAGAATAAATAGACACGATTGACATAAATATATAATACAAACTAACAACGCTAATAATAAACATCAGCATAGAATACAATTCAGTAGGTAACCCTGGAAAATATGTAGTCATATTAATAACTATCGCAAATGCAAGAATCGTTATAATTAATATTTTCACTAGATAGGTCCATTCAGCATAAGAGGCGCTATAGTATTGATTGATTTCTACAACTCGTAACTTATTTTCTTTTTGTTCATTAATATATGCTAAACGCTTCTTGGCCTGTTCCATTTCCTTGTCCATAATAGCAACAGCATTCGTTTGCTGCTCCAGCGTATGAGAAGATCCAATTAAATTTTGGCTATAATAAGCGTTTATACTACTTAAAGCATTGATTAAATTTGTGCGCGTATCTTGAATTAATACCAGATTATTTGACAACCTGGCCTGCTCTTTTTGGTCTTTTGCACCGCTAATCTGCTCTATTAATTGTTGTTCTACTTTTGATAATTGCTCTATATAACTAGATAGTTCAGTATTTTTATCCTGATAAAGTTTGGTTGCCTGTTTGCTCATTATTTGTATAATATATAGTAAGATAATATAATATTTTAATATATATTTGCTTACAAACTACCTAAAATAAATCATATTAGGATTTATGAATAGTTTATAACCATTATTATACAAAGCAAAATTTAAAGGAACATGTTCACATATAACAAAACCATCATATCCACTATTTGACTTCCAATAAATGTCTGTTAATTCATCTTTATTTCCATATGGAAATTTATTGCATTTGTTTTGAATATTATGCATAATAGTATTAGAAATATCATTGTTTTGTAAATAATTTCTATAAAATTGTTTTACGTCATCATTAACAATAAAATCATATTTATATTTTTTAAAAATATCCTTTTTATAAATACCGATACCATTAAATGCTGAATATACTGGAATTAATTCATTTTCAAATTTATAACTAGGTAAATTCCAAAAAGAGTCACCGATTATTTCTGGTCCGAAAGGAAATTTTTGTGTCCTTAAAGCATAATAGTCATAGTAATGAGATGAATTAGCAAAAATTGCATCCCAATCACATGATATATTGAAACTATTCAAAATACTAGAAATGTTCCATCCATTTGAATCCAAATCAATCATAATAACATGTGTAAATTCATCATATTCTGATTTATTAATTTCATCTAATAACTTATTCCTAGCATTGCAAATATGTTCTATTCTACATGGATGATTACCTCCAGTAACCGCAGTATAAGCCCATATTTTATTATTTTCTTTCTTATCATACCCTTCGATATTTTCGCATATTATTTTAATATTTGTATTTGTTGTATATTTATTCAAAATATTTTTTGTGTTATCTGTTGAATTATTTTCATATATTACTAATTTAAATTGTTCAAACTTACTGCCGGTATCTAATGCATGTTGAATGTTTCTTTCGATAGATTTTTCTACATTTTTTACTACACCACAAATGATTACTTTTTGGGGTAACATATAAATATATGTATATATATTTATATATTTATATTATAGCTGGTTGGTTAAATGTGCAAAAATATAATAGAAATTGTTTATTGTTCTTTTCTTAACGTTTTCACAACGACTATACTTGTCACGACAGCTAAAATGCACCACAAAACATAAGTGTAATTCTCTTGTATAACAACCAAGTTACTATCGTCTACTATAGCGTCTATATTTTTAAATTGCACACTTTTTACTCTTTGCGACGGCGAGTTTATATCGTTGATATTTGCAAAAGGCTCTTTCTTTATCGCGCTTGGTATTGAAACTTCAATCGCCTTCGGAATTTTTGTATCCATCGTTTGATTATAAACGAAATTATTTGTCGCGTCTGAGCGGGTATTTTGTGCAGTTTGAGCATGCTGTGACCCTCGTCTAGCTTGTAATATTCTATTCATATCATCTATTTTTGCGGCTAAATCATCAGATATCTTCTTTTTATCTTCAAAATCCTTCTTATATGCGAGGACTGGCATCTCTCCCACATGGGCAAATTTGCTACACAAGCTATCACTATTCATTGATTTTCCACTTTTTTGATAATAACTCCAAGTAGTTGAATCAGTATTAACCACTGGTATTTCACATGACGAATTCGCACCGATTACCTTTGTATTCCGCAAATAAAAATCTGTAGCTGGATTGTTATATTTATTATTTTGAAGTACATTTTTATCTTTTAAGAAACAATTACCAAAACTCTTATCATATACGTAGCCAAAACATTTTACATTGTTATCGCATGCTGTTTTACAAGATTCAGGTGTCTTGTTCGTTAACGGCATGCCTGAAAGATCCCCTGAAGGACTATTCATATTTTTAAATGGCGTATATCCATCACCTGCACCAATCATCTTATCCGGATATTCACTTAATACACCATTATCATCTATGTAACCCATCTTGCCCAAATTAGCAGGTATTCCGACTTTCGATACTTCATATACTGCAGTAAAATCCGCGCTGACACTCGCAATTTTACCATTTTTCAATGTAATCCAGCTATCGTAGGCTTGTGTAGTATATAAAACAAGACTACCATCCACATTCATCATTAGCTTCATCGACCCATTTGTGGAACCTATCCATTCGGTTGCATTCAAATATTCACCCACGCGCATATAATTGCGACCATATTTGCCCAATGTCGCAATTGACTTGGGATTTCCGCGGTTGAATTGCTTACCAGCAGTTCCACTTTGCCATATTAATCCTTGGTTATCATTTGGACCGGTTCCTCTATAAATACACATGTTTCCATCGTCTTGAAGGATTAAAAAAAATTGACACGTAGCAATTACGTCATTGCAATCCATGGTAATGCTCCCATTCTCGTTTGCATTTAATTGCTTTGAAGTCGCGCCACAATAGTAATTTCCGATGAAATTCTTACCACAACCTGGTGCCGTATCACCAAAAATACTATTATTAATCCCGCTAGTAAACAATGATAAACCTTTATCCACATAATCAGACACTATGGTCGATATTGGCGAATATTGTTCCTTGGATGTGCCGTTTTGTAATAGCTCATTTAATTTGCCTTTTACATTATTTCCGGACACATTGGGAAATCTTGGGACACTACTAAAAACATTTTTCCATGAAAAACAATAATTACCCCAACGCATTTGACATTCTCTATTTGTGATAGTGTTTGTTAATGCGTTGCAATTACCCCCATACGTTGCATTATCAAGACGTATTGTCCCGCCCTGTTGGCAATTTTTAGCCACGATACTCGGTATTCTTGCACCAACCTTGCCAGTACCATTCGCAGCATTTAACAATACTATTTGTCCTTCATTTGTTAATAATGCTGATAATGAACCCTTACTACTTGTAGTAAACAATACTTTTTCATTAAATACATAACCAAGCCCTTTGCTTGTAATTTTGGCCTTGTCATTACCAACTACACACGTCACCTTTTGTGTGGAAGTATTTGCATTTACCAAACCAAAATACTTATATCCTTTGTTCATGGCATATAACTTGCAATCGTCGTAATTGTCTATATTGTTGATGGTTGTCATGGCTCCAGGCACATTTGTATAACAACCTAAATACTTGACATCTACATCTGAAACCACACTATTTACATACAGATTTGTGCCTTCATTACCACAAGCAGA